ATGATTAATACTAATTTTTATCTTATTGAACTTCTTGTTAGAAATCACTGTGGAGTAATGAGTCATATAACTGGACTTTTCGCACGTCGTGCATTTAATCTTGAAGGAATACTCTGTGCTAGAGTTGGAGATGGGAGTACTAGTAAAATGTTTTTGCTTGTAAAAAATGATTTTGTTTTAAATCAAATCATAAAGCAATTGGAAAAACTTTATGATGTATTAGAAGTGTCTCTTCATCAAGATTATGATCAATCTGTTTTCGAAAACCTTGATAAGGTACTTAAACTTAAGTAATTTCAAGGCATGAAAGGTTTTATATAGGTTTTATTTTTTACATCTCTAATTGATAATAAATTGTGATGTATATCATAATCAAATTGTATGATTTATACTTTTTTGATTTGATGTATATCACAATCATGTTAATACTATTATGTTATTTTGTCAATCATTATTTCCATAATTTATTTTATTATATACAATATAAAAAAGAAAAAAATAAGTGTAATAATAAAGTATTTCTACCCTACTATTACCCTTTAATCATTTATATTTCACCTAATCTTTTGTACATATCATGTCTATTATTTAATATTTTTCCAATTTTTTCAATTTCTTCATCTGTAATATCATTATTTCTATTGGATTCTTCATATTTACTTAATTCAATGATATCTTTGTCATTCCCTGTTCTTCTTAAATATTCTTTTCCACCATCAACTGCAACTGCTCCACATTTACACCATACCATGTCATGCACAGTTTTAGATTCTATTACATCTCCACATTTCTTACATTGAATTTTATTTTCATATATTTTCATTTATATCACCTTTTCCACATTACCCACCAAAATTTTTACTTCTTTAACGTCCAGTTCTAACAATTTACAAGCATTTAAAATTAGCTTTGCATATCTTTTATCTGTAATATCTTGTGTAAATGTATTAGGACAAAACCATCTCAATATGTTCCCTTCTATAACACCTTTACATTCAGCAATCCAAGTATCATATGATACTTGTGAAAGTTCATTTTTTATTACTTTTTTAATAGCATCACTTGCCTCATTTTGATTCTGTGTTTCTTGTAATTCAATCTCCACATCTTCGATATTATCTAAATCTTCTTGAGTTATTCCAAGTTTATTCATTAGTTCATCTTGAGAAATACATTTTCCAGTATCTTCTCTTTCTCTTTTTTCAGCTTCTAGATATAGATGAAAATTTTCTATTTCTTCCGTCAATTCTTCAATTGCATTTACAATTGGTTTTAATTGCTTAGTTATTTCTTCGCTTATAACTTTTCTTAATATTTCAATTTCATTGTTATCCATTTTATCACCTCCATTTATAACATTAATACCTAGATTATAACTTAAAATTAATGTAATAACTAATGCAATAAATGCCAATAAAAAAGAAAAAATAAGGGATAGCAAACAGTATTTCTACTCTCTACTACCCTATTATATATATTGGCGTATTTTGTGCAACTTAGCCAAAATGTATTATATCATATTTTCTATTTAACACAAGAAAAAATAAGGCAACTGAAATAAATTCAGTCACCCTAAAAATTATAATTTACTAGCACATCCATCACTTGAAAATGAATATCCGTACATTTGACAATCATGTGCCATACTTCCGTCACTATACAATAAATATGATTTACCATTATCTAAAATCCATCCAGTTGCCATTGAACCATCTTTATTAAGATAATAATACTTATCATTATACTTAATCCAACCAATAGCCATTCTACAATCTGAATTTAAATAATAATACTTGCCACCATCTTGTATCCAGCAATCATGTCTTGCATATCCATCAGAATCAAATGAATACCATTTTGACTCTATGCATTGCCATGAATCCTTATAGTAATATTTATTAGCTACATCAGTACAATACCAATAACCAGTATCGTTTTTATTCCAACCTAATACAGTATCAGCTTGTTTTAATCTTTCTTTAAACTCTGTCCACTTTTGCCAATCATTAGCCATGAATGAATTTGGGCATGATTTTCTTGAAGCGTCATAGTGACGAACTACATTATCAATACTGATATTATATTTATTCATTAAACATTTAACTAAGTCTATTGTATTTGATATGGTTGCTTCTGTAGGTAGTCCATTTGTGCCAATACACATTTCAATTCCTAATGAATTTGCATTACTTATTCCATAAGCTCCATGTCCATCACCACAATGCCAACTATAATATGAATCAGTATCTATAATTTGAATTATGTTATTAGTATCTACAAAGAAATCCGCTGATGCTTGTCTATCTCCGCCACTAAAATAATCATGTTCATTTTGTGCACTTGCTCCTGCATCTCCTGTGTCATGTATTACTATATATTGTGGTTGAATACTCCTAGCAGTTTTATTATAATTTATAATTTGTTGTTGAATATCTAACATATAATCATCCCCCTTATTATACTGTAGGCTCTTTAGGTCTAATTGTATTATTTACTACTATTGCATTTTTATCGTCTGTTTGTGATGAGATAGAACCATCCATTCCACTTACACTTACATCTGTAGAATTTGAACTAATATCAGCACTAGTATTGGTACTTGTTGATTTTTCTTGAATTTCATTTTCTATAAAACCGTTATTTGTAGCCACTCCTAAATTTTGAGTAGTTGTATCTACTGAGATTCCTAGTAATACTAAGATACTAAATATTGTATTTAAAGTATCCTGCCAATTTGAACCGATATAATCAGTTAAATTCAAACCAAATCTTTGTGCTAATAAAATCAATAACGATACTATTGAAACCCACCAAGCTTTGTTTTTTACATTTAATTTTAATTGTTCTAACATTTTAACATCTCCTAAATTTAAATATTTTAATAATAAAAGTCACAAGGTTAAATTTCCTTATGACTTAAATATTGCTTTTTGAATTATATAAATTATTAAAGTTACAATACCAGTAAGTATTATACCGTTTTGCATTTGAATCTTACTACATAGTCCGTCTAATGATTTGCATAAATTATCAGTTCTTTCTGTAGATACTGCTGTTTTGGTTTTTAAATCTTCGATGGAATTATCGTGTCTATCTAGTATTTTGTCATGCTCTTTTAATTTTTCCGTTATTAACTCATTATTCATATGTCACCTTCCTTATTTCAAATTTTTGTATAACAAAAGACACCTACATTTCTGCAAGTGTCTTAAAATAAACTATATTTTATTATCTAATTTCAAACCAGTCTACTTGATCATGAACTACATAATCTGTATATGTTCCTTTAGTAAATTTATATGTCGCTGATAAAGAATGATCTTTGTCTCTATTTTCAAACCATGTAGTAAACTTATTAATTTCATCTTGTGAAACATTATATTGTTTTATTTGTCCATCTACTAATTCTATAAATAAATTCGCATCTCCAGTAGGCTGCGTTGGAGTAGTTGGTTGAGAATCATCTTTTTTAGTTACAGTTACTATACATGTAGCAATTAAACCATCAGCAGTCTTAGCTGTTATAGTACATGTTCCTTCACTTACCCCTGTAACTTTACCATTTGAATCTACTGTAGCTACTCCTGTATTATCTGATGCCCATGTTACTTGTGCTCCTGATGGAGTTGTTGTTGCTGTTAATTGTCCTGAACTTCCCACTGTCAAATCCATGTTTGAGTTATTTAAAGATATTGATTCATTAAGATTTACTAAATAACCATTATCATCTATATCTATTGCATCTAAACATAAGTCATTAGCAATATTACTTTTATATATATTAACTACATGAATATCCATAGTTAGTCCTAATTTTTCAAAGACTAATGCTTTCATTAGAGTTGTACCATACTCATTAAAATTATATTGAATCCCATCTATGTCTATTATAATGTTGGATGACTTATTAGTATCTATAGGAGAAATTATTCTTAATTTACTACCATAAAATTTAAATGTTACTTTACCATTACTATCAGCATTTCTATAATAATGAGCGGAACCATTATAAGCCCTGGTAGAATCTGACCATGTAGCCCAATTCCCTAACACATTATTATATAAAAATCTGCTATCAGTATCATCATATCTTTTCCAACCTTTTTCTGCAGTTGTTAATTGATTTCCAACTACTGCACTATTTTCAGCAGTACCATTTAAATTATTAGTTCCAGTCACTGCATCATCACTAGCAAAAACACTAACACAAGATCCTAATATCAATATTAAAGCCATTACAAACATTATACTAAACTTTTTAAAGTAATTTTTCATTTATCATTTCTCCCTTATGTAATTTTCATAATAAATGAACGCGTTCAATGATTATTATAGCTTCTGCTCCAATATAATCCAAGAAAAATCATAATACAAATTCTATCAAATGTAAGAATTTTAGTAATTTTTTCACAACTAAAACATAATGTTCTTTAATATGTTGTTTTTCATACAAATAAGCAATAAAAAAACACCGATGTTGGTGTTAAATTATTACCTTATCAAATTTTATTTACTAACAGTTTGAGTTTTATTACCAATTATTTCTGCTTTTTCATCTTCTGTAATCCATTTAGCTTGTACAAATACATCTAAATCACTTGACGTATATAATCCTAATCTATAATATTGTTTAATTATTTCATACCAAAAGTTATTGTCGTTCATTATTGTGTACCTCCTAATTTAGCTATTTGAGTTAACAAACTTGAATTTATTTGTTGTTGCTGTGCTAATTGTAATTGCATATTTGCATTATCTTGTATTAATTTTGCTCTTAAAATTTCATCTGCTGTTGGTTGTGGTGTAACAGGATTATTCATAGAATCTATATAATCTTTATACACTTCTTCACCTGTTTTAATCATATTATTATCTTTATCATAAGATGGAGTAAATAAGCCTTTATCTTCTGAAAAATAATAATTTTGCATCTCTTCCTCTTTTACTTCCAAATCTAATAGTATTTGTTTTTGTTCTTCTGTCATTTATCATTCCCCCCTATATGTAAATTCAAGTTTAATGCTAGTATTTCCACCGTTAGTTATTGCAGGATTGCTGCCTAAATATATACATTTTCCATTTGTAAGAACTCTAAAATAAACAACTGAATTCTGTCTCAAATCATTATTCAAATAAGGACAAACTGACACAAAATCCGAATCAAAATATGGTCTAAAACCACTTGGTAGCTGAAATATATAAGGTTGATTTGCAATTGTCCCTGGTTTAATACTTCCTGATATTGTCACTGTATTTCCAGTTCTCGTAACACTAAAATGATATTCAAGTATCCAGCCATTCAAAACTGTCGGTGTACATTCACTAATTTTAGAACTATTAGCAAGATTGTAAAGTGTGCTAAAATCATCTGAATTTAATAATTTTTTACCATTCCAATAAGGTAGGAAGGTTGTTTCATCCATTGATAGTCTAGCATCATAATCAGAGTTACTTCCCCATTTATGAAAATCAATAGTCTCTCCTATTTCTACGGCATTGTTTCGCATAAAATCGTATGTAGCAAAATCAGATGCATGTTTCCCGTCAACTGTATCAGAATTACCTCCATTAGCAGGTAGTGATGATGGTATCATGTCTGTAGTAGCTAATTGTTTCCAAGATGTCCATGTTCCATTTGCCTTTACTCTACTATAAATTTTATTAGCATCATTATTAGTTCCAAATGTTACTGCATATTGCCAGTTCCAATTATTATCTGAATGTTGCATAACAATGAAATAAAACCATTGATTGCTTGGAGCATTTGTTACTCCACTACCTCTATAAAATCCAGTTGAAACTATATTACTTAAATCTTTTCCACTTATGTCTGTTGCCGTAGTTCCTAACCCATATCCACTAGGTGCTTTGCCATCACTTAAACTCTTTAAAGTTTTATCTATTGTATCTGCATTAAAATTAAAATCATCAATATTTACAATATCTGTTCCCTCTGGTTTCTTTAATGCATAATTGCTCGTTGTTAACATTACATCATTTCCTTTCTATTAATAAGTTTTTAATTTATCCCAAGTCTTTTCTTTTGAATTATCCCAAGTCAATTTATTTCCTTCAATTAAATTCCAAACGTTATAAGAATACTCAAATGAATATGCCAAATGTGCTGGCTTAATATCTTCCAACATATTTTTAAATAATTGCATATTCTTAGGAATGCCTTTAATTCCTATAAATTTGACTATAAAAGCATAATTAGAATTATCTTCTATTATGTCAACTTCGCCACCAGAAAAAGTTTCAGCTACATTTTTAATCATTTCCTTTGTTGTTGTGCCTTGTCCTTTTCTCTTGGCATTTAAAACATTTCTTCTATCCTCATAACTCATGGTTAAATTGGTTTCAATTCCATATTCATTTTCCCAATAAATTAATCCCCAAGTAGCTGTATCAATAGATAATTGTTTTTGCATATCATCAATTTTACAATTGAATCTTCCAATTTCTAAAGAATTAGCATTTTCTATTTGTTTCATAACATTTGATGTTATATAATAATCTGGCATATATTTCATAAGGTTTGGGGATATTGCTTTTATATCATCTTCATTTTGTGATTCTGAAAGTCCATATAATTCTAAACCATATTCGGTTGTTCCGTAGTTCATGTTTTATACCCCCTTTATATCATTCCAAGTTGTAGCACCCTTTGTAATCTTTGTCCAGTTATTCCACCCACTAGTCCAATCATTAGAATTGTGCATCCTAATTCTTGGTGTTAAATCGCTACCACCATGAGGATAATATTCCTGAATAATTCTAAGTTCTGAACTAACACTAGTAGAATAGACTTTTAATAATCCATAAGTATATAAACTAGGGAAATTAGCACCAGGAGAATGAGTATTTGAAACAGTTCCCCATGATACCATCTGCACTTTATAGCATCCTGGAATAGTTATTGTATTCCAATCCACAGTATTAGAAATTTCGCCCATACTACAAAAAAAATCAGTCGCATGTTTCCCATCCAACTTATCAGAATCATCTACAATTCCATCTCCATTTTTATCATAAGTAGATTTGAGCATATCTCCATATCCTGCTTTAGATATCTGGTCTTTTGTTGCATATTTTGCGTCACATTCTGTTTCAGTATAATATCTATCATCATGAGTATGCCCACTATTTGATTTTGAATCTATTTGAGATTGAATATCTTCTGGAGCGGGTGTCCAATCTGTTGCAATAGTTCCTTTTTCAAATTTAATATTATATATAGTTAAGCTATCCCCAACCGAACTTAATCCACCAACTCCTAAAAAAAACAAAGCATTTGTTGCATTATTTGGTGTAGTAATTTGCTTAGTTATCGTTCCGTTATTTGCAAAAGATATATCTCCATAAGATATATTGTAATAACTTCCATCACCATTAATAATATTATTAGATGAATCTAAAAATTTAACATATAATCCTCTTGCATTTGTATTGCTAAATACAATATTGTTTATTTTAAGAGTATAAGTGGTATTTCCTTGTATTATAGATTGCCAAACTATTCCACACCCATCATTATTACTTGTTGTACATTGTAATTTATAAGAACCATTTCCTAATGCAGTTAATGAAAAATAACTATCAGTTGTATTCCAAAGAGTAGAATTTCCTATAGATTGTCTCACTTGACTGCTTATTACTAGATTCCTTCCACCAACTTGTAAATCATTTATAGAATCATTAGCATTATTGGCTGTAATAACTCCATTATTCCATTTGTCTCGTTCTGATTGCGTTATATGTCTTACTGTATCGCTAATATGACTATAAGCAGAATTCCAAGTATCTAATAAAGATTGCGTAATTGCATCTAAGACACCCTTATTGGAATGTATATGCCTTTTACTGACCATATCATCATGATCTATTTTATCTTGTTTAGACATTTTCCCATCAACACTAGCCGTAGCAAGGGGTATAGAATTTGCTGAAATTGCATCCCATTTAGTGCCATCCCATCTATATGTTATATCATTATCTTTAACATTTACTGTCCAACCATCATCTGGATTTGGATAAGTTGTAGATATATCTGCATACGTTGCTACAGATTCCTTCCAATCTAAATTTGTTGTATATACATTAAATTTATTATCAATTTCATTTCTTGTATATTTATCATCCCAAATAGGCTTATTAGTATTAATTGTATTTGTTATAGTATTTTCAGATATTTTAGCTCTAGTAATTTCATTATTCAAATTATTTTCAATTTGATTTTCTCTGTTCGTAGCCCTACTTATTTCATCATTTAAAGCTATTTGTGTGTCATTAACTGCATTTTGTACATTGTTAACATCTTCCGCTTCTACTTGGTCTCCTATAGTCTCATAACTTATATAAAGTGGTGTAATATCTGAAAGTATTCTAATTATGTATTTCCAAGGTGTTAATGATGGAGTTGATAAAACAAATGTATTAATTTTATCTCCTGTTAACTTACTTCCTGTATAAACATTTACTGTACTTTTTGTAACATTGTCATGATGCAAAGGTGCTTCATAAACTCCATTAACTGGACTCACTACTTCTTCTACTGTGTAAATATTACTATCTAGCTTGTTATATTTTTCATAAAAATTTGTTATATCCAAATTACATCACCCCCAATACTATATCTTCAAGAACTGCAATTTCTTCATCTGCTAAAGCAACATTTGATGCAGAACCATTTATTTTTAAATCTGAATAATCCTCAATTCCGCTAGTATTAATTAATAAATCCCCTATCTTTGCTATGCTTACATAAGTTGCATTAAATGCAATGCTTTCAAGATATTTAGTAACCGATTGATTAAATGCTGTTTGTACAGTTCCAAGATTTAATCCACTACTTATGGATACATTTGCAGTAATATTTATTGCTTTCTCTGTTGCGGATACAACACTTAAAGTACACCCTATTGGTCTTAAATCTTCAATATAATTATATGTGGTTGTTATAAGATCACTTGAAGCTGATTGCTTATTTGAATCAGTTATTACTACTTTCACAGTTCCTTTTCCATTAGCTAAAGGGAACACTTTTGCTGCTCCAACTCCGGTTACTTCTAACGCCCAATTAAAAAACTGATATTTATTTCCACTTGTGGCTGGAGTTTGAACCTTAGTATAATACCTTACTCTTAATTCAGCATCAGTTTCTTCATTATAACCATTTGTTACTGCTGTTTTATTAGTAACAGTTTGTAATCCAGCTAATGTCTTTGGAAAATACTTTATTACCCCTACTGGAACATTTCCAACACTTCCATAGCTTGTACACTTTACAGAAACATCTATAATTTCACTCGATGGAATAGTTTTACTTTCCATAAATTTAAAACTAACTGTATCACTTGCTACTAAATCTCCAGAATTAATGAGGCTTCCTACTGTTCCAGTGACAGTAACCGTTGTTGTGGCTTGTGTTGTCGCTTTTCTAGTTAAACCAAGACTTTTTACTATTTTATCTAAATCCTTACCTGTCGCTGTATCTGCAAATCTTTTATCTAGCATTTTATCAACTGTTACATAACTATTTTCTAATTCAATAGATACTGGTTTTAAAGCATCATACATAAATTCACCTTGCGACTTATTATAAGAATCATCTACATTACTCAATAATCTTGTTTGAATTACGTCTCTATTATCACTCATTCTATCTCACCACACTTTCTTCTATACTTCCGTAAACTGTATTTACAGTAAATGTACAATTTAATAACTTTTTATCTCTCACAAATACAAAATTAATTACTGATTTTATATCACTATTCTTCAGCAACTCTTTTGTTATAATGCTTTGTACCTGAGCTTGAATATAAGAAAGGGGCTGTTTACTTGTAATTACTTCTAGTAAACTAACCCCATATTTTTCAATATCATTTGTATTGTAAATTTTATATTTGTTTTTCTCTGTCATTAAGATTTTCTGAATCCATAACTTAACAGCTTTTAGTCCTGTTACTGTTTCAACTTTGCCATCTTTAACAACAAAATCTCCAACATCAAAATCGAATTGTGGAGATTTACCAGCACTATTTACTGTACTTGTTATACTATCTAATTCAAAACTTGTTGTAACTACATCTTGATTGGGAAACACATAAACATCCCCTTTCTATAATTTGTCATAGGCAATAAAATTCACATTATCAAGTGGATAACAAAGTATCTTATCACCTATATTTATTTCTCTTGAAATAGAAAAAGTGTGCGAATCTTCATCTATAACAATAGTTCCTGCTATAGTTTTAAGACTTTCACACACTTTTAGATTTTGCCCATCTGTAAAATAAGCTTGTCCATTCATAATTGAAACTTTTAAAGGACTTACTTGTATTACATCAGCTATGTAAAATTTTGATTGTTCTTCATTATTTCGTTCATTAAATAATTTTTGAAAACCTACTCGATAATCTTCCAATAACAATCCCCCTTTACCATGTTATAGTTATACTAATCTTATGTAATCCATTTTTTAATGTGTGATTTGTAGTTTTAATCCTGTAATAATTATCAAGTCTATTACCTGCATGAATAAAAATCATTCGATTTGGCTTTATATCATCAGCACCAGTAATTGCTACAGTATCAAATGTGCATTGATATTCAATTTTGTTATTATTCGCCAATGTATTATTAGCTATGTTTTGAGCCTGTGCAATATTATTATCATCTACAGTTTGTACATCAGATAAAACTCCATAAAAACTTTGCCATGTATTATCTTCTGCTGTTGCTTGAATAGTAGTGCTATCATCATTTCCACTAATCACAGTTATTTTATTTTTCATATTTTCCATGGATGCTTCTATAGTAATATCTTTAGGTAATAAAATAGTTGGATTTATCTTCAAATCTGAAACATTATAGATATAAAAAATATTACCTTGGATTTCATAAAAATATGAAACGCTTTGGTCTGCTGTAGCTTGTTTTAAAATATCGTCAATAATATCAATATAAGATTTATTAGTATAAAATTGATTGATAGAAGTCGGAATATCTGGAATACTATAAGTAAGATAATTTTCATCTAATAAAGTTTTGATCGCATCACCTGCACTTATTCCATTAAATTGTTTTATTGCAACTTTATTATTTTTCAAATAAAATCCATAGTCTTGACACGTATATGACCATGTCCATCTTTTCTGAGTTGGTTTTAATGCTATTCCTCTAAATATTTCAGTACTATCATTAAATAACTGTACTACTGTTCCAGTTACTATTTCCTTTATACTATCAAAAGATAATTGGGTTCCTAATGAATCACTATCACTATTCCATCCAATATTATTAGAATATTTTATTATATCTTCATTATTTACAATTAATTTATACATAAAAAAATACACCCCTATTCCAACCATTTTCCATCAGAATCAAAGGTGTAATTTTTTCCATCAATTTCAAATGTGTCTCCATAGTACATTTCCCCATAATCACCGAAAAAGTACCAATCATCCTTGTATTGTAGCCATTTATCGCGATACATTTTACAATCATCACCAAAGTAATACCAATCAGTGCCATCATTCAGCTAATCAGATTGTTTACAATATCCATCTGGCTGAAAACTATAATATTCGTTATCTATTAACTGCCAACATCCTTGATAATAACTTCCGTTCTCATCATATACATACCACCAACCAGTAGAATCACTTTTCCAACCAATCTTCTTATCTGTTGTTGTAGTTGCTGTTGGATTTGGATTTCTCCATTGTTTCAAACCTAACGTATACGAGTAATCTTGTCGTTTCATTATTTTATATTCAAATTTTTCTATTGCAAAAGTATCATTGACATAAGCACCACTTTTACCATTAATAAGTATCCAAATTGGTTCAACGTTCATTTTTGCAGTTTCTATAAGTTCTATAACATCACCAGCATTAACCTTAGATTTACAAAATGAATATTTAGTATGGTCAACTGGTAGCCAACTCTCTAATTGAAATTCAACTAAACCCTTTTTCTCAATAAAATTGTATGGTAAGTCCCAATACGTTTCAAATACCTCATTGGTAGGATTAGAAGAAAGCGAAGGCATTTCTGATGGTAGTATTGGTAATTGTACAGTTTTTGTTTTTGCATAATTACTTATAAAAATTTCATAAGCCATTGTTTACCACCTCTCTTTCTTATGAATTAACCAATGCTAATTTAACTTGATTATAAATATGTTGTCCGACTTCATTTTTGAAATCTTCATCGCTTATTACATTCCCTTGCACATTTAGATTTATATTTATTGCTCTACCACCAGCACCACTAAGTAATTGTTCACTTTGTTTAGCCGTAAATACTTTAGAGCCACTCGGTAATTGAATCGCTTCATCACTAAATTCAGATGTGGTAGTTTTTCCGCCCTTCCAATATGCCTGTCCAGTCGCACTATGATCTGGTGAATCAACAATTTGTGGATTATAATCATTGTCTCCAACACTGCTGTTATCTTTTGCTGTCACTACACTTTGAGTAGTGGTTACATTTATATTTTTATCTTCTGCTTTTGTATTATTCCAGTCGGTTAGCCAATTCCAGGCACTCTTTATAGCATCAGTTATTTGGTTCCAATGAGTTACAACCGCTTCTAACACTGTTAACCAAGGTGCTAAAACAGTTTGTATAAACATTAAAATAGGATTATTAGTTACAACATCCCATGCTTTATAACACCAATCAACGAAATCTTGAAAATGATTTACGACTTCATATATAACTAGAATTAATGCTCCAATAGCTAAACATACAACTCCTACTGGATTTGCATCCATAGCAACATCAAGCAACCACATTGCTCCTTCGCATAAAGTAGCGGCATTTTTTACACCCCATATTGCTAAAGAAAGAGTTTCGTAAATTTTTGTAGTTACTCCAACAATTTTAGTCCAAGTATTTACAGCCATTAATGCTAATTTCCAAGATACTACTGCACCAGTTATTAATTTCACTGTGGTTCTCATACTATCATAGTGGTCATTAACATAATTAAAAATATCCTCAGCAAATTTGCCTATTTTATCAAGGGCTGGTTCTAAATCATTTTGGAAAACTCCTGTTAAAGTATCTATAATTCCAGGTAATTTTTCAGAAGCATAATCTCCGAAATCCATTAGTTTTCCTACTAATTTATTAACCCTATCTCTAAAATCATCAGATGTGTTATATGCATGTACAAATCCAGCTATCAATAAACCTATTCCTGCTGCTATTAAATAAAATGGATTTGTAAACTTAGCTATACTACTAAGAACCTTCATGAAGTTTCTAACCTCAGAAGATATTTTTGTAATAATCATAAATCCAGCAAGTCCACCAACAACACCACTTACAATTGGTACTATAGTTTTCATATTTTCTTTTACTGCATCTATTACAGTTTTAAACGTTTTAAATGCTGGTATTACTTTGTTTTCCATGAAACTTTTTACGTCTATTGATGTTATAAATTTATTTATTTTTCCGAATAATTCTTGGAAAGGTGGTATTGCATAATTCATAATAGTTCCACCAACAGTTTGTACATTAAGTTTTAAAGTTCTTAATGCGTTTGCAAATGAATCTGAGGTCTTGGCATAATCACCCTGTGCATCCGCTGTATTTTTCATTAAATAATTATATCTTAATTGTGTTTGCTCTGCCTGACTCATTGCTTTATACTGCTTAGTAATCCCTTGTGTCAATGCAAAAGCCTCCATATTAGCAACACTCATATTAACTCCAAGAGCCTTCATCGGTTCTGTTTCTCCACTGATAGCTGACTTTATCTTTTCAAAAGCCTCTTGTGGGTCTAAATTGTAAAAAGACGCGATATCCCCTGCAAGACCTGCCAAGTTAGTTGACATATCAGCTAACTTATCACCTGCAATCCCACTTGATTTCATCATTGCTCCAAGTGTCCCACTAAATTGTTTTGCTTGTAATTCACTTATTCCAAATTGACTACTTGTTGTTTTGGCAAAATCATTTATCTTACTTGACATATCTCCAAAGGTTGTATCAACTACATTTTGGACTTCAGCTAGATTTGAAGCTAATTCCAAGCTACTTTTTGCAAATTCAGCAATACCCACAGCACCTATTAACCCAGCTATTTTAGCACCTGTACTTGTAAAAGCACTTGTAACACCTTCTCTCATTTTTTTACCAGCATTCTCAGCTTGTTTTATTTCACGCTGAAATTGTTTAACTGATTTACTAGTTCCTTCTAATGTTTTGCTAAAATTATCTCGGTCGAAGGTTCAAAATAGTGTCTATCACTTTTGAAGCCATTACATACCACCCCCTAACGCCTTATATTTTGCCTGTTCTTCTTTGTAATACTCAAATCTAGCATGATATAAAAATCTTTTTTGTAAGTAACTCATGTTTAATAAATCTTCTAATTTATAACCACGCACCAAATAAAAAGCTATTAAATTAGCTTCGGCATCGGTGCTTATGAGTTTTTTATTTCTTCATCAATATTGTCAGCCTTAAGTCCAATGAATGAATTAAATTGTTCCATTATCTCTTGCTTGTCCTTAAAGTCAAAAAGCACATTTATAATGTCATAAGGATTCTTAATCTCTAATGCTTCATGTAATTCTTTATCTTGTAAATCAGCACAATTTCTGTATATTAATTTCATTGTTTCTTCAATTACTTTTTTAGCAGATTTTGAATCTCCTAAATCTTCTATGTAATTTAATAAATCTTCATCATTTGGCTTTTTTACTGTAATTGTCTTACCATCCATACTTGATATTTTTATATCTAAAGTTTTATTTTGATCTTGTTCTTTTTTTAATTTTTTAGCTAAAAAATCATTTAATGTTGCCTTAGTTTCTTTGGTTATTTTCGCCATTTTATTATCACTCCTATGTATTTATTTTATTTTACATAATATTTATTGAGTAAAGAGTGCTTGAATAAACACCCCTACTTGATTACATTGTTTCTAAAGGATCAAAGTCTGAGAAAGTAAATGAATAAGATTCTTCTGTAATCTTTTTACTTTCAATATTTATTAAATCGAACTGTGAAAACATAACCCCTTCAATTGATACTTTTTCAGATTTTGAAGTAACTGAGTTAGTTAATGAAGTTATTATCTTTAAATCTGGCATTACTCCAGATTTATATGCTTGTGTTGCTAGATTCCAAACATAACTATCAACCTTATCAAATGATAATGAACCTTCACCAGACCAGCCGTTATAAATTGAATAAGTTCTGTTATCTCCAATAAAGTTATCACTTGTAAAGTCTCCCTTAAGAGTTGCTTTAATAGTTTTTAAAGTAGCTAAGTATTGATTGTTAAACCATACCTCGCCATTATTTCCTTTCAAAATTTGGTTTACGTCTACTGCTGTATTTGCCATTTTCTATCCCCCCCTTATGCTAGATTGATTGAAAACTCTAAATCAACCATACTTTCTAATATTTTTATGTTTGCCATTAAGAAAACACTCTTTTTAAATGCGTTTGCTTTAACCTGTGCGTCTGTCATTGTCTTTGCATCTGTTTTTCCAGCACCAACTAATGCTTCTCTTTGTGCATCTACATCTATAGACGCTACATTAGAATATTCAGAATCTAAAACGTCTTCATTTGTTAGATTCTTGAAATATGTATTTATTGCACTAATAAACAAAATTTGATTTGCATATTTGTTCTTGTATGCCCCTAAGTAGTCATTCTTAAATGTATTTCTAATATCAGTTTTGATAATATCTATAGCTTCAACTACTTCAATTTCTTTCATATCCTCAGTTTTAGTAGTTCCATTGGTTGTGGTCATAGAGTTTATTCCTCTAAGGATTCTCACATAAGAGCCATCATTAACTAGAACTAATTTACCTGCTCCTAATGCTGTATCATTGTCAGATACTTCAGTAACACTAGCTAAATTTGTACATTTAAAGTAATTTGTACTTGCAGATACTCCACATTTAGCAAAAATAGCTATTAAACTTGGAACATATTCTAATCCACTTTGTTTACCTCTACTTTTATCCGAAAAAGTTACGTAATCGTTTGCAAAATTAACAATATGCATATTGTCTGGTGCTGTTGTTGCTTGATATACTACGGCTTTATATGTTTGGTTATTATTATCATCTTGACTAGCTATCCAAGATTGTAAAGTTGTCATATCTAAGCTTGTCCCATCTGCAATTCCTATCCAACCCGATGCAACATTAGCTTTTACTATTTTCAATGCATCTGTTATATCTGCATCTGTTGAAGCTATTCTCACTACACATACTTTATAAGGTGCAAAAGTACATATATCCTTGATATATTGGTAATTTGCTGTTGTATAATCTGTACTTGTCACCTCAGTTATGTCGTTATATTCAACATATTGAGTCGTAACTGTATCATCTCTTATTATTAGTATTGAATAACCTTGCTTAGATCTTTCGACTGCTGTATTTGCTAATTGTTTAAAATTTACTTCAATACTAGGACTTTTTACTGTCATTTATTTATCACTCTCTTTCTTTAATTGTTATCTGTTAAATTAATTTCTAAATCTTCCATATCTTCTAATGAACTATCATCATAGATATTTTCACGACTGTATAAATTAAAAGAACATTGCAGAACAGTATCCACAATGTCACTTGTCATTGGTTCTATGTCCCCATTTGCATTACAATAGGACATAAAAAAACCTTCTTGGACTTCTAAATCTTCCAAAAAGGCATTTTCTAAAATATCTTGCATATTTATATTATCTAATTTATACGCATTTTTATCTTTTGCATAAAATAATATCTTAATATTTAAAACACGTTCTTTTAAAGCCGCATTAAACTTACCTGCACTTGTACTATATAAAACTCTTATAGCAGGTCTTATAATTCCGTCTGTAAAATCTTTACTTACTATTTCTACATCTTTATAATGAGTATTTGCTAAAGCATTTAATATATTGTTATTAATTGCTGTTAAAATTGTACTTAGTGCTATCAATTAACCACCTCACTTTAATCCTTTGTCTAATACTTCATCAATAAAATCTTCACAATCATTGTAATAAGTTGATTGAAATTCTTGTTCGGCTTCTTCAAATACATATTTCCCATCTTCAAAACCATGTTCATTTCCATTTTTGTCAACAATTCTATGACCTTTTTCTATGAGGTGTGCATGTGGAGCTGATGAATAAGTTCTAATTGCTAATGATCCATCATAATCATAAACCTTACCACGTTTTATTGATTTAAAATAATTACCAGTATCTTTTTTTACTTTTTCTTTGGCTTTTGCTAAAGTATTTTTTCTTAATTTACTGCCTTCTGTTCTTAGAAACTTCTTAGATTCTTTTGGCATTGTATCATTTGCTAATTTAATTAATTCCTGTTCAAAATTTGTTAATTCGTGTATGTCAAATTCATCACTCATCTTCTGTCACCCCAACATCACTAGAATTTTCAATTTTTACACTACAAAATATTTCTATTAAATTACGCTCTTTAAAATGTGGCTGGAAATAATCAATATCAAATCTCATGTTTTCATACTTAAAATACATACTATCATTCAAATTTTGAATTGCATTTTTTCTCACAGTTATTTTATAAGCAGTATCCGCATAATTAGAGTCGCCTATCGATTTTATAACTCCCTTAACTGGCAATATTTCAGCCCATACAGATTTTATTTTATCCCACTTATAATTAGTTTCTTTTAAGGTATCAGTATATTTAGTTTTTCCCCATACTTCTATTCTGTTTGTTAATCTATCTGCTAATATACTCATATTTACACCTACTTGCTATATTGCAATTGAAGCATAATAGAAGATAAAGTAAATCTAACCTTTTCGGATACATTTTTATCCTGCATTAATCCTCTATTTTCATACCAATCAGTAACTAATACTCTGCAATAAAGCTTTGCTAAAGGATTTGTACTATCAAAATTCTTACCAGTAGCGTTATATAAATATAATTCAGCACCAGTAATTAAGGATTCAATTAAAACATCTTCACTATCGTCATCCATACGTAGAAAATCTTTTGCTTCTTGTATTGTTATTATAGCCAAGTTAACACCCCCATATAAAAAGGGACAAATTAATGCCCCTTAGAATTATGCTATTTCTGGAGAATAAACTGCTACAACTGCCTTTTTATCAAATAATTTAGTAGTCAAAGCACCTTTTACTCTCATTCCTGTAGCATCTTCATCAAAGTAAATACTTCTATCAGATTCTGTTATAAATCCGTTTAATTCAAACATCTTCATAGATTCTTTCATATTACCTATTAGAATTGGGAATTGTTCTTTAGTATCTATAGTTTCATTTCTTAATTGTTTATCATCAAAAACAACTATTTCTTTTCCAGAATATCTATAAATAGCTGGGTTAGTAACATCTTGTTGTAAATATTTTCTACCTTGCTTATCTTCTAGAGATAAAAGATAATTAAATCCTGTTTGGTTAGTGTATATTCTACATTCACTAGAACGAGAAACAGCCATCGGTAAAGTAACATTTAATACTTTATCTATGTATTTAAGCGTTACAGGAGCTGTTAAAGATTTATCAACAACTATTCCACCTGTAGTCATTCCTAAGAATCCATCTGCCTTAGCACCAGTTCCATAAAATGCTAATATATTTCTTGTAGCAACTTGTTTTTTAGCAATCCATTGAGATATATAAGCTAATAAGCCACCAGCTTCATCCTCTAATAATTCATTTGGAATTTTTAGCATTCCTTTGTATCTATTGCAAGTATATTCAATCTTTTGGAACTCTGGAGAACCCATATCTGGAATAGTTGTTAATTCTGCAACATGTCCAAATGGCACTGCATCTGCTTCAACTTCATAAACTCTAGAACCACTAGGATTTGAAACTGATTCATGTTGTACATATTGTGCCATATCTGTATAATCTCTAAGCCATGTATTTATAGCTGTTTGCACGTCTACTGGAATTAATAATTTACCATCTTTATCAGTTAATGAAGATAATGCTTTAACTTCGTTTTCTTCTGTAACTTGTCTACCACTCATAACCTTTGCAAATACTTTTAATTCTAAATTTTTATCCTTCACTTCTTTTGCATCCCCTTTTACATTTAAATTTTCTGTTTTATCTTTCACTTCTGCTTTTTCTTCAGCTTCCAATTGTTCTTGAACTCTAATTTTTGCTTCTATAATGTCGATTTCGTCAGCCTTAGCATTTATTTCATTTGCCTTAACTCCATCTTTTACAGCTAAAGTTTTTGCTTCTTCTTTTAATTGTGCTAATTGTGCCTTTAATTCATCAGATAATTTCATATATATCTACCTCACTTATTCTTAAATTTTGTTTTATTTTTAAATTTGGACATAAAAATAACACCTATATATCATTTCAAGGTGTTATTATAATAGTTTTAATCTTAATTTTGCTTTTGCTAACTCTAATAATTCTATTTCTTCATTATTAGTATCATTAGTTTTATCTGTAATGTCCTCTTCAATATGTTCTTTTGTATTTACTTTATTTTTAATAGTATCAGGTATATTTTCATAATTTAAAATATCTAGGCAGTATGCTACCGCTTTATTTGCTTCAACAAGCTCAATATTGAAATATTTACTTGCATCAGTTCCAGTTAGCCATGTTTCTTCATCCATTAACTGCTTAATAGTGCTTATATCAACACCATCAGCTAATTTCTCTTGATAAACATTTAGTATCCCCTCACTAATTTTATCTAAAGTATCAGCCATTTTACGTAAATCTTTTGCATTCCCTTGTGCTCCTACCCATGCATTATGTATCATTAAATATGAATTGCTAGGCATTACAATTTTATCTCCCGACATAGCTAAAACACTAGATATTGAACCAGCTACACCATCAATATAAACTGTTTTTTCAGATTTACAGCGTTTTAACATATTATAAATAGCCATACCAGCAAATACACTACCACCACCACTATTTACATAAATATTAAGTGGCTGACTTTCATTAATTTGACCTAAAATATCTAAAACATCTTGAGGACATGCATCTGTATCAGTCCATTTCCCCCACTCATCAGATACAATATCACCATAGAAATACAATGATTGCTCATTTTCTAAACTATTTTTAAATTCAATGCATTTATTTTTCATTTGCCTTATCACCTCCCACAGTAGAATTAATTGAATTATTTTTATTATAATTTGCACCAGTTTTAATAATATCTAAAGGTGCTAAATTACCATTCATTACAAGAACATCTGCTCCATCAACATAGTTATAGCCTAGCTCTTCTCTAGCCTCATTGATTTTTATTAATCCATTATTAGCACCTTTAACAAGATAATCCATATGTGCACTAGGATCTAATTTAAATAATTCTTTGGTACTATATTCTAAAAATACACCTTTATCTCGAATTGGTTTTGCTATTAATTTGCGTGTGTCTTCCTGTTTATACATTTGCAAAACAGGCGAAAGTGAATTAACATAGAAATCCATTTGCTGTGAAACTGAATTTGCATAACTAGATTTACTATAATCATTAATTATGTTTGGACTTAATCCGAATGTCGCTGCTATTCTCAATGCATTTGTATTAGATATTACGGAAAATTCTGCGTCAGATAATTTCATGCTTAATAAATCTGCTTTTACAGAAATAGGCAATGGAAGAAACTTAGAGCTATTTAAATTACCAAACTTTTCAACACCTTTTACTAAATTAGTTTTTCCTATATCGTCTAAATCTCCAGTATATTGTAATAAAATCTTATCTCCAAACATTCCACTTTTGTATAATTTGTTTATGTATGATTCTCCCTGTTTTAAAGTATCTAATTGCATAAACAAAACATCCTTAACAGCAATACCCATAATTCCATCCCAAGTCATATCAGTTTTATAATGAGATATTTCATCAGAACTAAATACATATTTCTTACCACCATTATTTTTATCGTACCAAATATACCAAAGGCTATTTGTTTTATCGAATAATCCTTCATTATCTTGCCAAACAGTTACACTTTCACTATCTAGAATCCATCTCGAATCTAATTTTCCATTAACAAATTTATTCCAGACATACGCATTTCCATAAAAATTCCTCTGTAATTCCACACAAGCTTTAAATGTTTTTGCACTCATATAAGGATTTGGTTCAAGATTTAATGTATTATCTAATTTCAGATCAATTATTCTTTCTTGTCCTTTTACAGAATCATAAGAATATTTATATTCATTTAACTTACTTACAGATTTACAATAAAAATCCAAGCAAGTATAAAAGACAACTTCTCCTAATTTACTAGAATTAATTGTTGTACTATCTATACCCAATAAACTTAATAAATTTTTATCCGATAGTGAATAAGTTTGATTTTTTATATCTTGTTGCTCAAACCTGTTTTTAAATAATCCCATTTATTATAATCACCCCCTTCCTCGAGGATATTTTAATAAAAATACTCCCAAACTAAATAACATAACACCCAACAAATATAAAAAAATTATATGATTTACTAAAAAAGTTGCATATAAAATAAAAAAGCATCCTCCAAAGATACTTAATTCTACATCATTACTACTTATAAATTTCTTTATGCAACCTATAATTTTAATTGTTTTTTGCTTTATTTTACTATATATTTTTTTTAATTTATCCATAATCACCCCTCATTTTCTTCTAATCCAAAGAAATCTTTTATATAATCATTTGTTAATTCTGGCTTCTTAATTTCATTTCTCATGCTAAACTTGTGAGCATCTACCCAAGCAGCAATTGGATCTATTCGTTTAAACCTAGAATTCTTGTCTAACATCACCTTCCCATTAATTGGCTTGGTTAATTCACAATTATTTATAGCCCAAGATAATAATTCATCATTTCTATTAAAATATATATTCTTTGCCTCTACTTCATATCTAATATCCATTGTTGCATCATTTAAACTCTTAGAATTTTGATAAATATCAAAGCAATCTACACCAAACTCTTCTAAGTCAACTAAAAAAGCTGATACATTAGCTTGGTCATAACAAATGTATTTCAATTTCAAGTCATATAATCTTATTTGTTCCTTTACATACTTTAAGATTTCTTTATAATCTATCTTTATTCCACCAAGTGCAGTAGTTACAGTTATTAATTTTCTATTAATCCAATATTGATATGGAGCATTATCTGTTTGCTCATGTTCTTTTATACGCATTTGTGGTAAAAAGCTATGATGATGGACAAAATATTTTTTCTCACCATCTTTTTCGAATGTAAATTCCATTGCAATAGAGCTTAAATCACCACCGCTACTAGCATCAAGACCAAGTATAAATTCCTGTCCTCTAAAATCTTCTAATGTCATATCACAAGCACATTTATGAAATGCTGTCATATTCATAAACTTAGTTTCAGTAAATTCACACCACATATTAAGTTGCTTAGTAAGAAAGTTATTCCAATCCTTGCCACCCATTTTCTTAGCCTGAGAATAATCAGCTTTTAAATTTTCTAATGAATCCAAATCATATTGCATAGTAGGATTGGCTTTAAACCAATTATTACACTCATCTAAATTATCATCTTCATCTAATTCAGCAATATAAATAAATTGCGTTTCATTTTTTTCTTTTCCCTCTAATACTTCTTTACAATACTTATAAAGTTTATGACATGCACCATCTATTGTAAATCCAGCCGTACTAATAACATTTATTAGACATTCTTTTAACTTCTTCTGTCCATCTTTAAATAAACTATAAATCTGATTATCCTTATGCAAATGATATTCATCTACACTTGCATATATAGGTCTAAATCCATCAAGAGATTTTGTATCTCTACCTATTGCCCGTATAACTGTATGTGTTAAATTGCATTCTATTTCGGATTTATAATCTTTAACATTAAATAATTCTGATAAATCTGAATCTGATTCTATGAATTTAACTGCTTCATTAAATACAATCTTTGCCTGATCTTTTTTAGTTGCTCCTAATAAAATTAATCCATAATTATAATTTATAAAATTGCCATTATATGTTGTTAACACTCCACTCAACAAAGATTTACCCTGTTGTCTTGCCATCTGTATATAACTTTGTCTATATTTTCTATATTCGTCTGTTTTAGAAACCCATCCATATAAACTTCCAAGTATGAAATCCTGAAATGGATATAATTTTAATGGTTTTGGATGTCCACCTTCTGCAATTGTAAGTGTTTCAGCAAAATCAATAATCTTATTTGCTCTTTCAATATCAAACTTATATTTATAAGGTGCTAGTTTAGATTTTTCTAAATCATCCAAATGTCTTTTACAAGCTAGTTTTACAGAACTACCAGCAATTATTTTCCCTTCTAAAACATCATTAGCATACTTAGTTACTCTATCCATTATTAGCACTACCAAACTTTTCAAATTTATTTTTTGGCTTTTCGTCTTGCTTTGGAATACTTACTTTGCATCTACTAATAATGTTAAGACACAATTCATTACTCACTTTATCTAACATCTGAAATATTTTAGTTTGCTTTATTAGCAACTTATCATACTCTTCAGATATTATATCTACTTTAGCTATAGCCTTTGTTATCTTATTATATTGTTCTTCTAAAATTACATATCTAGATAATCCCTCTACATCTAAATTAGTAAATATAGATGCCTTTAGTAATTGCTCTGCAAGATAATTAAATCTTTCCTTTTGCTTTTTAGTTCGTAAAGTTGAAGGTGCAAATATGTTATCTGCATCAGCTTTAACTTCACTATTTTTTCTTTCTTCAATTTCTGATTTAGTTAAATGTTTATTTCCTTTCAATATCACTAAATCAATTGGCTGTTTTGGTCTTCCCATAATTTACACCTCACTTTCTATAATTCAATTTAACTGATAAAGGGAATTTTTGCGATAAAACAGGGGACATACGGTGTTCAGCCAATTGCTAAAAACTTTTTTAATAGCCCCTACTATTCTCTTGTTATTTTTTAACTTTGACTTACTTTTACTTTTGTAAAAAAATTATTTACACTGAATCATCTCATGCAATTCAATCTGCATATCACCCTTGCTCTTATCATCTTTATTGTACATAGTATGAACATCATCATGACACTTCCTGCATAAACTAATAAGATTATCAATACAATAAGCCAACTCAATATCATCATTTACTTCCTCAATATGATGCACCAAACTTGCATAAGATATCTTATTATATTTCTTCAGACAATACATACAGAGTCCGTTATCACGTGCTAAACATTCCTGTCTAACTAGATGCCATTGCTTAGAACCATAGACATTAACATTCTTTCTAACATTCTTATCATATTCCCTGTTTCTTTCAGCTTTCTCCTTAGAGACATTCTTACTACATTCATTACAATACTTCAAACCATAATCAATAACTCGTCCACATTTAGGACAACACTTTTTTAAAGCCATAATCTCCTCCCAAATAAAAAGAGACTAGACTTTATAATCTAATCTCCGAATCTATTTCTTATTAATATTCTTTCTTATTTTATATTCATTATTAATCTGTTTCCAATGTGTAGCCATACAAATCAATGAAGCTACTATTAAACACATACTTATCAAAAATACTGGTACAAATACAAAACCAATTACTAAACTAATGATTCCAGCAAACAATAGTTTAATATGTGTATCATAACATTTTCTGTTAAATTCTTTTAATTCTGGACTCGAAAGCCTTTCTTTATCAGCTTCAAATTGCTTATCTGCTTGTTCTTTAATCTCATTCATAATACTCATCTATAATCACCTCATATTGAAATTATATACTTATTTACAAGTAATTACAATGATATTATGTAATATTAAATATCCTTTTATATATTTTTAAATTCAATTTACACATAATAAAAGAGCACATTTCTGTACTCTCAACGTTACTGAACAATTATTAGATTTCCTTTTTCATATATGATGTATAATATTCTTTTTTAACAACCTTAATAGGTTTGACCTTTTCAACTTCGTCAATTATATTTTTAACCAAAATATAATATTCCAATTTAATTTCAGAAAATTCCTCTAAAATTCCATAAATTCCATATATACCAGTAACCCAATAAAATGCAAGCATATAATCATTATTTAAATTACTTACTATTTGAGCAATTAATTCCTTATTTGCTTGACTTTGAAATGTATATTGAGCTATTATAACTGTTATTAAAGATGATATAAGAATAGTTACAATATTATTGAGCAAACCCTTGTTTTTATGTTCATATTTTTTTATGTAAGTATTTAAACTTACTTTTAGTTTAACAAAAAAATCAATATCATTTTCTTCAAACTTTTTTAAATATATATATTCATAAATTTTATTAAAATTATTATATTTCATTTTTCCAAATAGAAATAATGATGGACATACTTTAAATATTTCCTTTGAACTTATAGCATGTAAAAATACCCATGCACCAAGTATTCCTCCTGAAATGTTTGAATAGGCTACATTCATAATAATTTCTCCCTAATATAACTTATTATTAAATATTACTATTTCTTCTACAATTCTATAATAGTTGTAGCAATTAGAGCATCTTGTATAAAAGAGTTCTTGAAATTATTTGACAACACTAGAAATATCCTTTACTACCTTATAAGCTTTAGCTAATTTAGAATTCTCTTTTCTATATTGTAATCCCTTCATAGTAATTTCTAGGTTATCATAATCATAAATTTCATTTGGCTCTTGATTGACATAGCATTTTTTAGTTTTAAGTGTTACTAATCCTTCATTAACCATTATTTTTATGGATTTTACCATATTTTCTTTAGTTAATTCTTCATTTAGCTCTAGTTTATTGCCTTCTTCAAGACTACTTAATATATTATAAATTGTTTTTAGTTGATTCATAAACCTTACCACCTTCCATATAATATATCCTTATTATACAAAATACAGCAAAATAATTCAATAAATGTAAACTAACCTTAATAATACTTTTTAATTACATCTATAATCTCCTCACATAAGTCCACGTTATCTTCTCTTTTAAGAGTAACAGATTGCCCTCTAAATCCACTCACAACACACCTGTTATAAGGATGTAAAAGTGAATTATAGAAGTTCTCTAAAGTTGCTAAAACCAAAGAATTTTCTGTTTCAACCTTGCAAAGAACCTCAAAATTGAGGTCTTCAACTTTATATGTATTAAGTTGTTTTATTTTATGCTTATGTGCTTCAATCTTCTTAAAGTGTTCAGCTTGTCTAGCCTTTATCGGTCTAGTAGTCTGTCCGATATACAAATATTTTCCTGTTTCTCTATGTACAATTCCATAAATATAACTCACCATTATTCACCTTCATTTTCATTTAAATCTTTATTTAAATCAGCCATAATTTCCATAACATTATCGCATTGCATTTCAATTATATTTATTTGATCTGCTAATTTATTTAAAATCCCCTTAATTTCTGCTTTATCTTTTTTGCTTATATTCATATTTATCACCTACACCTTTCTATATTGTTACACTTGCCCATCTGTAACCATTTCTAATGTTACTAACAAGAGTTCCTGAAATATTATACATTTCGGATATTAATCTTTGCTTAACCCCTTTTCGTAACATCTCCTTAATTTTAATTACATCAGATTCATTAAGCTTAGTGTTATGTGGATTTTTAGTTCCATTGTTAGCTTGTCTTCTTTTTTCTGTTTCTTGTGGAGTAGATTTAGTAGTTCTTCTCTTACCTTTAGTATCTTTATTTACAATTGTATCCTTGTACATTTTTATGTACTTAGTTTCTAATAAATCAAGTTCACTTTCAGAACATTCTGCAAGAACGCTGAAATATAAATCTTCTGTATTAAATAATACTTGTAACTCATGTTTATTAGTCTCAGCATATTCACCATTGATTAAATTACTGTTGTGCCTTGAGTAAGCATCGTTACATTCCTTAGCTCCTCCTATATACTTCAAAACACCGTGTCCATTACTAATTTTATATATACCACATTTATTTAATTCTCCGTTTCTTATTAACATAAAAAATTCCTCGCTTTCATAATTTATAATTTATTTTGATTTTCTATTGTATTTACTATTTTTAAATGATATAATTGACTTAGATAATGAAAATGGGTATATTATATTCAAATCACCAAAAATAAATATAATATATCCATATGTACCTTATTTAGTTGGCTTTTTTATGTATTAATTTAATATATCTATCAATTAACTTATCATTTTGTTCTTCTAATTGTTTAATCTCCTTGATTTGTCCAGCTTTAATTCCACCATGTTTTTTATTGGAAAGTTTTATAATATCATCTTTGATTTCCGTTATAGTTTCTCTTAAAGACAACATTTCAGAACCTTTCATATCAGCCATATTTTCTTTCAATCTAGTTTCCAAAGAACCACAAATTATATTACAAAGCTTAATTCTATCATTATTATCAATCCTTTTAGCTTTCCACTCAACCTGAGATAATTCTTTAAATTCCTTGTAATCAGCTTCAATATTTTTTGAGTTCATGAAAGTCTTTCTAATTCTGTATTTACCATATTTCTTTTCAAAATCAATAGCTTCTTCTTGAGCTGTTTCCAAAATAACAACACTTGTTTTTCTAAGTTGTTTCAAAATTGCTTTAACTTCTTTTTTGAATGGTTTTGCTATTGGTTTTCTACTTTGCATTAATACTTCATAGAATCCATCCTCAGTTAAAAATATTGCTTTTTGTGTTCCACCAAGGGTACACACATTATGTGTAACCTTCTCATCTTCATCAACTTTCCTTGCAACTGTGTATCCATCTCTTTCCTCTAACCATTCAGCTACATCCTTTGCTAAAAATAAAGGTTCATCTACAGTTCCATAAACTCTAAATTCCCTTCCTAAGATTTTTTGTTCATTGATAATTTTGATAATTGTTTTTGACATTAAATATCACTCGCTTTCATTTTTTATTATTAAATTAGGGCATAATAAAATAAACCCTTGTAGCAGTAGGGGCAACGCCCTAAATTGTCCCTACCTTGCCAAAACAAATTAACAAAATAGAGTATTTCTACTCCTATAAAGGTTTATTATTTTAAAATATGATGCATTTCGGATTTTCCGAAATACACCACCTTATATTAATCCAAACAATATGGTTCACATAAATCAAAATCATCATATTGAAATACTATATGCATTTTATCATTTTCAATAAACTCAGCTATAAATACTTCATCTAAATGTTTTGTTCCTAGTTTACCAGCACAACACCATGCACAGAAATCCCAATTACCATTTAATTCATAACCATCAAGAAATTCTTCAATATTCTTATCAAATTCATCAATTGCTGTTGCATTTATGTATTCCCTATTTTTATCTAATTCTTCCTGCTGTACTTCTCTAACAACTTCACACATTGCTAAATGTGAAGCTATAATTGCTCTCTCTCTAGTTTCATTATCTTCAATATCTGTACTTAATAAAGTCTTTAACACATCCACTTGTGTTTCTAGAGAACCTGATTCATAAATATGTTTCTTTAATCTTTCTATGATTTCTAAACACAAGCTATCTACTGTTTTACCCTCTAACTTATCTTCTAGCGATTCTAAATACTCCCTAGCTTCTTTAACATACTTAACCTTAGCTTTTTCTTCTCTACTTTCTGCAATAATTTCTTTTACGCGTTCTTCTGCATGGATTAATTCCTCGCATCTAGATTTAACAACTGCATTTAAAGTTATATCAAAAGTTATTAATTCAGTATCTAGTACATCTGCACCAAATTCATCTATATAGTCAGATATTAAGCCATTTAATTGCACTAGATATTCAAAATCAATACCTTTTAATTGTCCAAATAATACCTCATCTACATTTTTGTTTACTGTTTTTACCATAATAATCTCCCACTTTCTTTTTTAATTTATTTTTTGTAAAATTACCTGTTCGACATTTCTGCCTATCACATATAAAGTAGAAAATGGCTATATTAAGCCACCTTCCTTAGTCTATTTACAATTTTATTTACAGTCAGGCTGATATTTGTATATGAATCAATTTCAATATCAAATTTATCAACTATATATGTACTATCATCGTTGCTTTTCATAATAATTAATTTATTATCTATGTAACTAATTCCTACATTCTTAATGTTAAATTCATCTAGTCTTTTAAATGTAGCTTCTTTTATATCTTCAATTTTCCAATTTGGTACTAATGTATTTAATGCATAATAGAATCTACTAACGAATACTTTATAATACTCCAATTCACCTTTTACTTTTTTAGCAATATTAAATCTTGAAACTAATTCTTCTTGAATAGCCTTACATTTAGCTTCATTATTTTTAGAACTCCAGTTGCTTAATGATTTTATTTTTCTTCGATTGAAAGCATCTGATCCTTTGACAAATGATTGTCTATTGTTAATTTCATTTTCATACAAATAATTAATAAATCCTTTTAGAATAGATTTAATATCTGTTACATCATTTGGAATAGTTATAACATATTCACACCATTCACCATCATAAATTCTGCACTCAATATCCTTATTCTTATTAATTTTAATTATATATTTCCAAGCATCTCCGTTCTCGATTTCATACTGTTCATACTCATTCATTACCTCAGAAATATTCTTTAATAATTCCTTAATTTCTTTGTTTGTTATTTTCATTTTGCTACTTCCTTTCTACTTTTAGGATAAAGCATAACCATAATAATATTTTTTAATAATAGTAATCATTGTAGACTTTAATTAACAGACAGCAATATGCCATCTGCTAACAAAATAAATTAATATAAAAAAGGAATCTTTAGCATTTTTTTCTGCTAATTAAAGCCTACAATACAAATAAACATAATTTAATAATACTAATAATCCTTTCTTAAAATTTTTAATTTGATTCTAATTAATTTTATTTTTTATGTTTTTATTTTTCCAAAAAAAGCTGAGTGAGTGACAGGGGAACGAACGATATTATCTATACTAATAATAGTCAAAGAAAGAGTAAGTCAAAATATGGTGGATTAATTCTTATAACTTCTTATTTTAAAGGACTCATTGGGTACTTCCCTTTTTTAAGTTTTTCTAAGTTCGTTGCACTCACTAAGAAAAGCCATTAAAATTCACCCTATAGTACCCAGCCGTAGGGCTAACCCATGAGGGATTGATACTTTTTTAATCTTTTATAAACTCATATATACTATTTATTTCTTAGGTATGCTTTTTTGTCAGTATTTTTATATAATGAATTTAATGACAAATTTGTATACCTAATTATTTATTTTGTAACTTTTTTATGGAGTATCCTATATTATAGGCTTATCCACATTTTGGTTACAAGACTATTTCCCATAAATTATTTTACCTATTACCCAATAAGATTTTTCTTTTTTTACTTTACCAGTTTCATCTCTGTATGTCTTTGTTGATGGATTTTTTATTATATAAGGTATTTTATTAGCTACTAAATATTCATTTAATTGACCAATAGACTTTTGTAATCTTCCTCTAGCATCTTTTAATTCAATAAATTCAACCAATTCTTTTTGTTTATCCTTATATAATTTTTCTCCAACTAATTTCTCTAAGCATTCTTCCAAAGATAAAATAACTTCATATATTTCCATACATTCTATATCTTTAGAGTTCATCTGTAGAGCCAAAGCTATTATTGTTTTATATGTAATATATTTACTCGTACCTTCTTTACTTAATATAGAATCATACATTAACATATCACAACTATATTTTTTATACATACATTCATTTACAATTTCTTATTTGTCCATTTTCAATAATATCATCTATTATTCTAGTATCAGTAAATTTAGATTTAAAATGACTTTGAGTATATTTAATATCGCCATTTTTAAGTAAATAATCTGCTCTATCTAATGAATTTTTTATTTTAGTTTTAAAGCCATTAATTCTTGTATTATCTGTCCAACCATAGAAATATAAATTAACTTTTTCATCTTCTGAAACTCTCTTACGACCAAGACATTGTACAAATTCATCTCTATCAAATACATCAATTATAATATGCTTTACTGGTACACCTTCATTAATATTTACACCATTATCAAGTGCAGTTGTAGTACATAATAAATGATTATTAAATCTACCTTCTTTTATTATTCTTTCTAATTCTTTTTCATTTTCAGTATCTTTCACATATTTCTCATATAGCTTGTCTTTATTGTATTTTGAACATATAAAAGTACCTTTATATTTTTGTGCTATTTCCAATGCTCTTTTAGCTGAACTAAACAATATTATCTGTTCATCTTCTGGAATGCCTTCAATAATACCGTTAATAGTTTCATACTTTTTAAACATAGTTACGTTATTTAAATATGTATAATCTGGTTTTAATTCATATGTATAATCAATTTTTATTTCTTTACTATCAAAATACCAAGTTAAAAGTCTAGGTGTAGCTGTCATTAGTATTTTACATATATCAGTTTTTTCTAACATTTTATTAAAGAATAAATCTGTTCTACGATTAAAACTTGAATCTGTAAAGAAGTAATGTGCTTCATCCATAACAATATAATCAAAAGTATCTAATATCAGTCTGTTATTAATTATCAATTCTTCTATCTCTTGATAATTTTTAACAACAATATTGCTAAAATCTCCAATATCATTTTTAACTTGTTCTTTTAGTGTACATCTATTAGTTAAAAATAATATATGTTTACCATTTTTAGCACAATGCTTGTTTAATATATTCTTTATAAAATAAGATTTACCACATCCAGTACCAGCCTTTATAAATATTAAATCCCCTAAACTCCAATTCTTATAATCATCTCTAATAATTTCATTTAAATATTGCTTTATCATAATCGCTACATCTCCCTACATTATTTCTAATTCTTTTTTTAATCTTATTAATTCTTCAAAAGCGTATTGTAATTTTTTATTATCTTCAAATGAATATTCTTTTCCATTTTCATTATCAAATTTCATATATCTAAACCCTAAAAAACTTAAAGCATCTGCTAAGTATTTTTTTCTTATATTTTTATATTTTATTTCCATAATAATGATCATCCTTCCATATAATTTCATAATTGTATTTTCCACAGAAAGCATGAAGTAGGGTAGCACCCTACGACACCTTATAATAAATCCCAAAACTTTTTGCTGCTATTGCTACTTTATTATCTCTTTTATTTAACATAAAGCCGTCTATCCTTAGCTTGTCCTTGCCTTTAATAAACTCTTCATAGTCTTTAAATACTTTCATATCAGTTAAATCTAATTCATAATAGCCGTTAACGTCTAATCCTGATTGTATTTTATCTGTAATTTCTTTAACCGTATCTGGATTTTCTCTACAATCGAATCTAACTTCTACAATGGTTCCATACTTATCCTTTAGCTCATGTAGATTGATATTCTTAGCAGTATTTTCATCATAATTCATTACTTTTTCAATCTTTTTGTACTTCTTATATAGATACTCAATATCTCCATTTTCATCTTCAATAAATATTGTTTTTATTGATGGTTTAATACTATCTATATCTAAAAATTGAGGAAAGAATAAATTAATTAAAAATGCTTCTGAACAATGTTCTAATTTGAATAATGTTTGTGCTATTGTATACGTATCGTATTGATTTCTAGCATCATCTGCACAATCTAAATAAAATATATCTAATTCTTTTAATTGTTTAGACATTTCTTTTTTGTCAGTAAGTTTCTTAATTCTTTTAGATTCTTCTGAATAATCTTTTTCTAGACTAATCATTTTTTGCATACATTCTTCAAATTTATCTTTATCATATTTATTATTTTCAAGTTGTTTTTGTAATACTTTTGCTTTATCATTGCCATCATGTACCTTTTTATTATTTTCTAAACTATTTAATATTTCCTTTTGTACTTTTTCTGCAAATTCATCTAAGAAATTATATGTATAAGAAGAATAAGTTTCTTTTTTACCAATTTCCCAGCTATATTTTTTGTATTGTAAGAAGTAAGGTTTAAATATTCTAGCATCATCTTCTTTGTTATAAAACAACTTTTCAATTGGCTTAATATACATATCCCTATTAATAATATTCATGGTTTTTGGTGTGTCTATTACCAAAGAAGACGTATGTAATAAAGAATAAATATTTTTACAATCTTCCAAAAATTGTTTCTTTAGTTGTTCTCTAACTATTTCAGTATCAATTTCATTAGAATTGGAGTACATTAAATAACCTTCTTTGATAATTTTATCAATAGCTGGTTTAACTACTTTATCATAATCAGAATCTTTGGTAATCCCCTCATATTTGTGTTCTGCTAGTATTTCTAGCACTTCATCATAATAATAAAATTTATTACTATCTGGACTATAGTATTTGGGTAATGTCTGGCTATATGTATTTACAACTGTTGCTAATGTAGATACAGAACCAATTAAATTACCGCTTGGTTTATAACTACACTCAAATTTTGCTTCATTATTATAAATATTTGGTATTTTCTTACCATCTGCTGTAAAGAAGAATGGTTTATCTGTTTTAATAACACCTTTTGCAATTATTTCGTTGTCTATTATGGTTACAGAGTCGCCGTCACTATCAGCAGATCCACACAAAGAATATATATCTGATTTTTGATTAAAATATATTAATTCATTAGATTTACATAGCCAATTATCAAAGAAATTATTTCTAATTAATTTGATATTATGTATTTCAGAAAATGCCATTAGTGGATTTCTATAAATAGTTACTTGCTTATCATTTTCATATTTTCTAAAATAGAATTGTCCAGCTTTTAATCCATTGTCGCCTTGCTCTCTAGTCATGGCAAAATTCATATACGAAATTGGGTCTATTGCAATATAACAATAATTTGCCTTTGTTGTAACTTTTCCACAGGCTAGTTTTCTTATTCTCTTTTCTAACATTCTAGCCATCTGCTTTTTAACTGTTCTAAAATTTACATTTTCTTTGTTTAATTGTATTAATATAGCCGTTTTATCAGTATGATTTAATGATATTTCATCAAGTTCTTTTTCTTCCTCATTTTCTTCACTTTCATTAATAATTTGCTTTGTAATATTTCTAAAATATAAATTAATATAGTCACTATTAACTTCAAATTCTGTCTTCGCATCATCTTTAGTTATTGCTGAAAATGGTCTAATTAATTTTTTAAATAATTTAAAATCTTGTTCTGCCAATTGTTTGTACTCATTTTCTGTAAGTGCTAAAGCATTAAATAGTTGATAGCATAATGCTCTATAATCTGTTAAATCACAATCTTTTTTATTGACTTTAGTTATGTATAATTTATTTAATAGATTGTACTCATTTATGTGCTTTTCATTGTTACGTGTCTCTAATTTTTTATTTATTAAATCCATTCCATAAGTTTCTTGTGTTGTAATTATTTCTTTGTCAGCATCTTTTACCTCATTAGCGAATAAATCAGCTAATTTGACCATACTTTCATTCAGTAATAGTGTATTGTCAGTTACTTCTCTCCATTTTCCGTACATATCTTTTAAATAATAATATCCATCTACTTTTTTGCAGAATTTATTTTCATCAGCAATTGTTGTATCTTCCTTATATACTGTATCTAAGTATTTAATAATATCAAATCTAGTTACAAGTCCTTTTATTGCTGTTCCATAACCACGAATTATTGCAAAATCAATATCATTTCTATTAAGAGATTGTCCAATTGTGTCCATAACTGCTGGTGTAGCTATTCCACCACCATCGAAAATATCTATATCATCGTCAAAATTATAATCTTCTAATGAATATTCAATTTGATTTTCAGCAGTTATTTCACCTGTTTTTTCATTTACAACTTCTACTTCAATTTCTTTTGGAATAACTGTTGTATAAGTTCTTTTAAATTTTAATTTTGCTGATGGGAGTATAATAACATTAGGCATATAAATTTGTGTTATTAATGTACTTGTTGTAAGAGACATTCTACTTAAAACTTGCTTATTAACATATATCTTTTTATCTTTTAATAATTTAAATTGTCCTAATGAAATTAATTGCTCAAACCAATTACAAACTGGCTTTAAATCTTCTCTAATAAAGAAAGCTTCACATTTTTCTTTATCATGTTCATTTTCTTGTTTAATTCCACCTACAGTTGCAAACCAACCAAAATATTTTACATCTTCTATTGTTATGCCTTTAAACCATTGTTCTTTTGCTTCATCTTCATCACTTGGTAGCATAACTTTTATAATATCATCTGTTAGAAGATTTTCTTTGTATTCTTCTTTCTTATAAACTTCTAATGCTTTAAATAGGAATGTATTTTTATCTTGTTTGATATAATTTTCTTCTTTTAAATTTGTTACCTCATTTAGTTCGTTTATATTTGTTTGTTTTATTGCCAATAATTGTATTTGCAT